GCTGGCGCACATGCTGGTCACTTCAGAGCATTGCTTGAGGAATTGAAACTGAAGCGTGAGTTTGTTCCTGACATTATCTTCATTGACTACTTGAATATCTGCTCAAGCCAGCGCATGAAGCAAGGTGGAAGTATTAACTCTTATACATATATTAAGAGTATCGCTGAAGAGTTAAGAGGTTTGGCTGTTGAATATAATGTTCCAATTGTTTCAGCCACACAAACTACTCGAAGTGGATATACAAATAGCGATCCAGGTTTGGAAGATACTTCTGAATCGTTTGGATTACCAGCCACTGCTGACTTTATGTTTGCGTTAGTTTCAAATGAAGAACTTGAGCAATTGAACCAAATCATTGTTAAACAATTGAAGAATCGTTACAATGATCCAGGTTTCTATAAGCGTTTCGTCATTGGTATCGATAGAGCCAAGATGAAGTTATATGATGTTGAAGCGTCTGCGCAGGAAGGGTTATCTGATTCTGGGCAAGATAAAGATGATGTTCCTATGTTTGACAAGAGCGAGTTTGGCAAGCGTCAGCGTTCAGAAGGTTTCAGTGGGTTTAAGTTTTAGGAGAATGATATGGTAAAAGTAATTGTAGCGGAAAAGAAAATTGATTGCTCACATTTGTTGGGTAAGTTTGTTGATGAATCTCATTACGATATTCTTGTTGAAGAAGATTGTGATGTTTATGCTCCACCCAACTGTGACCTAGCAACCCAAGCTGATTGTGATGTTCCTAAGGACTGTTCATCTTGCGCTCATGGCATGGATGAAAGTCGAATTGTTTTTAAATTCCGTAAGAACTACTTCAGTAAAGAGCAACAAGATGCTGCTTACGCTGGTCTACGTGAAGCTGCGATTCGAACAGAGAATCGTGGACTTGCTTCTGGTATCAAAGATGGTATCGTTGCCACTTCAGATGGTCGTGAGTGGGTTACAAACTACCAAGAAGAAATGATCACTGGCTTGATCAAGAATCGTAACTCAGCTTTGGTTGAGGAAGATGTAATTGATGCGGTCCGTGCCAAGTATCCTACTGAAACTGACAAGAAGATGGCTGGTGGTGGTGGCAAGAACAATGTATGGGTTATCTCTCGTTTCCGTGGTAAGTTTGACTTTGAACAATGGGTTGATTTTATCAAACCTTTGAGTCGTGAAGAGAGAGCAGTTGCCACTGAAGAAGTAATGAAGATGATCAGCACTACTACTTACGGTACTGCTGTTAATTCTGGTATTGCTGGTTGGTTCGATCGCTATCCACGTATCCCTTATGGTCGTGCTACTTCTTATACACGTGATAACTTCGAGAAGTTCCAAATGGCTTACCCATTCCTTCAAACCCTTGCTAAAGGTTTCAAGGATCTATTGCCATGGCGTTACGGTAACCAAATGAAAGCTGCTGAGAAGATTGATCCACGTTTCTTGGTTCCAGGAACTCCGTTCACAACTATCACTGTTAACAAAACATTCCGCACTGCTGCTCACTTTGACGCAGGTGACTTGGATTCTGGTTTGTCAAACTTGTTGGTTCTTTCCAACAACGGTAACTACTCTGGTGGTTATTTGATTGCCCCTGAATATCGTGTTGCGGTTAATGTTCGTCCAGGAGATTTGCTCTTGATTAACAACCACGAAGTTCTTCACGGCAATACTGAGATTAAACTTCTTGACGAAGAAGCCGAGCGTGTTTCTTTGGTATGTTATTTCCGTGAGAAGATGCTTGAACTTGGTTCGTTTGAATATGAAGACACTCGCTTCAACTTTGTTGAGTCACGTCGTTTGAATAAAGAACATCCTCTATGGAAACCTTTGTGGAATGGTGTTTCTGAATCTATGTGGACTAGCCAAGAATGGTATGACTACTGTGAAGAAAAACTAGGTCGTGATGAACTTCTGAAGTATCACCCAGAGGCTGGTGCTTCTTCTCTTGAGGACTTCTTCTAATGTGTGGAGTTGTTGGCGCAATCCTGCTTGAACCAACCAAGCAGGACTTTGATTTAATTCGTAATGTGTTCATTGAATCAAAGATTCGTGGATTACATGCCACTGGCGTTTCGTTCATACCGAAATGGTCCAGTGGGATTGAGACAATCAAGGAACCAATCCCTGCGGATAAGTTTGTTGAGAAACATCTACACGATGACAACCTAAAAGAAATGGTTGCTGATGATGGTAACCTTTATATCATTGGTCACTGCCGTTATTCAACAAGCGATCTAGAGTTTAATCAACCAATGGTTGGTGTTGGTAAATCTATTGTTCACAATGGAGTTATTACTCAAGAACTTCCAGAGAACTGGAAAGACAAATATGGTTACGATTGTATTACCAAGAATGATAGTGAATTAGTCTTACATTCTAGCGATCCATTACGAGAGTTTCCTAATATGTCAATGGGTGTTGTTGAACTTTACGCAGAACGTAAGTTACGTTTCTATCGTAACGGTAAGCGTCCATTATACTTGACTCACATTCCTAATGGAGCTATAATTACTTCTACTGCCGATATTGCTAATCGTGCTGGTATCGGTCAAGCTGTTGAAGTTATGATGAACCATTATGTTACATTCAACTCTGAACTAGCAATGATGATTGAGCGAGTACCAACTGACTTGAAAGATCTACAACATGTACGACAAGACTAAATTTACTTACGGTATGGAGATAGAGTGGGGAGATATTCCTCGCTCTTTTTCAATTCCAGAACACCTCGGTTCTTGGGAGTATTCAGAACGAGATATTATTAACCTAAGAGATCCTTACAAATATGTCTGCGCTGACCCACTTGGTGAAACTCCTCCAGTTGGTGGGGAGATCAACACTAAACCTACTAGAACTTGGCAAGAGCAAGTTGACCGATACTTTGAACTCGATAAAATCTTTTCAGATAACGGAACTCCACCTACTGTTGGGGTTACTGCTCATACTCATATCCACTGTCGCATCCCTAATCTACGTAACGATATTGCTGCGCTCAAGCGTCTAACCAAATACATCAAAGAGAATCAAGCAACTGCTATTGAACATGTCTATGGTTTCTTTGAGCACAATCAGATGAAAGGTGCCAAAGGAGCAAAGATGTATTTGAAGTTTGATGGTGGTCGTCCAATGCCTGATTATATGTCAGACAACATTATCAACCTAGCCACTGACTTTGAATCCTTTATCAAGATGCACGCAGCAGGTAAGGATGGCGTATCAATGGGTCGCCCATTCCGTTTCGCTATTAACATGTATGCGTTGAAGCATATTGATACAGTAGAGTTTAGATTGTTCCGTGGAACTTTAGATCGAACAGAACTTGAATCATGTTTCCGTTTCGTTGAGGATTTCCTTGACGCAGCATTAAATGATGGTCCAAGTGTAGCTGAACTTATCTCTGAGAACAATTATAAGTTTCCACCTATGCAGTGGGACTTGGCTCAATTCATCGGCTGGGAGAAAACAAAGCATCCCGAAGATCGTGGCGAAAAAGTGAGAACATTAATTGAAGTTGCGTAGTTGTACACGGGATGAGTTTAAAGCAGCAATCTCATCCAACAAAGAAGATAACTTTGCTAAGACTTTCGTTGCCAAAGCAGATATGCAAGAGCAATGGGAGTTTTGTATTGGCGCATTCGATGGCGATGAACTTGCAGCCGCAATTATTACTACAATATCAAAGACCAAACCCCACGTAGCCAACCTACAACTACTTCATACCTTCTCTAAACATAGAGGAAAGGGTGCTGCTAGGATCCTATGCGAGGATGCTTTAAAGCGTGCCAGAGCGTCTGGGGCTACTTACTTCAGGGTATCCTCAGAGAAGGATGCTGTGGGCTTCTACGAGCGTCTAGGATTCCGCTTCTGGGGTGCTCAAAAGAGCGGATGTAGCCTTTCTATCTTCCGTATAGGGGGAGATACCTATGCAGAGGGCGACTACGACTATTCCGACACCACTATCAATAAAGCGGTCAACCGAAAGGGTAAAGGGGGTTGTACGACCCTCTACGACCTTGCAAAGAGCCAAATAGGGGTCAATTTAGAAGGTTTTTGAGTCAAATATCGCTTTACTTTTATTGCGATCTAGGGTATAATATAAGTTGGATAAATTGATTATGGATCTATTATGCAAGCTGATTTGAATTCCCCATCTATTGTCTATTCTCAGATACCGATTAATGATATGGTTCTGACGAAACGATACATTGGTAGCCACCTATCAACAGTAACTACTAAAGACGAAGAATATTATGGATCGTGTGATGACCCAAACTTTAGGCTCCATAGATCTAATGGTTGGTTGAAGAAAGTAATAGTGTATGAAGGGACACTAGCAGAATGCCGAAGTCTTGAGCACCAACTTCTTGTTCATTATAATGCAGCGACAAATCCTGGATTTTATAATTCCAGTAATGGTGGTGGTTTTGGTGTTAGTAAAGATTATAAACATGATCCAGAAGATTTACAGCGAATCATTGATATCATTGATGGTAAAGTTGTAGCTCAACCTAAAATTGAAGTAAATGTAGCCCTTGCCGACATACCTGCTATGGAAACATTAGTCCAAGAAGTGAAGTCTGGTTTATATCCAATCAAAGAATTACCAGTATCATTATTGTGTTCTATTGAAAAATCACAAGTAAGGTTGCTTACGTATATTAAAGAAAATTTAGATTATCTTAAACTTCAGTTGGCAGAACCAAATGAGGCTCGTAAATACATAAGTCCAATTTCTGTTACTGTTGATTCTGACGGAAATATGGTTGAGTTAGTTGATGGAAACCACAGACTGCGTGCAGCTGAACACAATGATTGGGTTACAATCCCCGCTTATCTAATTCCTACTGAAAAATTTGGAGGTAATCGTCAAAGTATTACTCACTACGGTAATCTAATGAACGATAACAGAGTTAGATCTGCTGGAAATAGTATTGATGATTTAAAGAAACGAATTGCCACTATCGCTGAAACCCTATCAGATATGAAGGCTAGTTCTACTGCTTTTAAACGTATCGCTGTTCAGCAATGTGGTGGTGGTAAAATTGCTGGTTGGCCACGCAGTTCAATTGAATATTATTGTAATGAACATGAGAAGAATGTAAAGGAACAACAACTTCGTGCTGGAACAAATTTCCAAGTTTATGAACGTAGCGATCTGACACAATATGCTAATAAATTAAGATTTGATTCTGTTGAACCTTGTATTGTTGAAGTACAAACCATAACTAAAATTACTGGTGCTGGATTTGGAGGTATTCAGGTTATGATGGCTGATGCTGGTGTTAAGAAAGGTATTGTTCTTGTTCACTATCCAGACTTTACTGAATATAATAATCGAGCAAAAAATATTAATCGTGTTTTGAATGCTATCAAATTCTTTAAACTTAAAGAAAACGGATTTGATATTGTTTTAAAATTTGTTGACCCATTTACTAGAGGTAAGATAGTTGGATTATCGGAAGCCACAGAATAATAGAGAAGCGTTCATTCGCTGGTACGCATGGTCGTTAAAGTATGACGACTGTGACCCAGCTGTCTGGGCTACTAATTATCTCAACAAGCGTTATGAACACAACGATGAACAACGTCTTTGGTTCGCTTGGCTTTATGGTAACACTTACCAATTACCAACTGCTTGGGTGTTGATGAACGAGTTCCCTGACTTTGAGTTAGCAACTGTTGACCGCATGGAACAGTGGAACAAAGATAACTACAAGAGGTTGCGTTACCAAACTGATACAAAATGGAACAAGGGTCATTTGCCAGCCATGTTCGCATCCTATAAAGAATTTGTTGGCAATCGAACACAACGTGAGGCAATGGAGAGTTATTATGGAATATCAGACGAAACAAACTTTGATAACTTGTGGGCTGGCATTAAAGGTAGCCTGCATAAGTTTGGTCGTTACAGCACTTGGTTTTATCTTCAGCATCTTAAGCATACCGCTGGTGTTCGGATCAATCCTACTTCTCTCATGTTGGACGATTATGATGGCTCTCGCTCTCATCGTAATGGATTATTGTGCGCCCTCGGCAGACAGTACGATATGGATAGAAAACTCTCTTCATTGGAGTATTCGTATCTTGAGAGAGACGCACAATACATCCTACTTGAAACGCAAGAAAGATTCCCGTTCTTAGCAAACCAAATTGATTACTTCACGATGGAGACTTGCTTGTGTTCTTTCAAGAAGATCTTCCGTGAACATCATGGACGTTATCTTGGTTACTACCTAGATCGTCAGGCTGAAGAGATTAACAAAGCTGAAGGTGATGGATGGTATGGTATTGACTGGAATGTTATGTGGGATGCCAGAAATGAAACGATTGATTTACGCTTAGACCATAAGCGTGGTATTGATAAAGAAAGATTCTCAAGTTTTCTAAACACTGGTAAGTTAGAAAACCTTGAGTGGATGTTTGATGATGAAGAACCTGTTTTGATTGGATTGGAGAATTTTTAATGAGTATACTTGATATCGCCGCACAAACCCCAGTTGGGACTATGGTTATGGATGGAAGCAATAACACTATAAGTGTTGTTACTGCCACTAATACAGGTGGCATTCGTCCAACACCAAAGGTAAAGACTCAGGATATCCTTGATCAGTTTGCTCTGAATGAGTTTGTTGTTGAGCATCGTGTTCAGGAACAAGAACTGATTAAGTTAAAAGAACAGAACGTGGACTACGCTGATGCCATTAAAGAAAACATGGCTAAAAATATGGCACGTGATGTTGTTAAGAAGATCTCCTTCACTAAGAAGTTTGAGCAAGATACGTTCAATCATTCTTTCCGTGGACGTTGCTGGGTTTTCACTAAAGAAGAAATGATCAATTTGATTGAGGCTATTAAGAATGGCGTTTAATGAACGAGTTGGTGCGCAAGACACTATTAAAGTAGAGAAGGTAACAAACCCTATGAAGACACGTAAGATTGTAGCAGTTGGTGGATCTCCTGGAACTGGTAAGACTACTTTGTTCCGTAAGTTTATGGAAGATAAGCAATTCATTTCAACTGAGCCAGCCAAGTTGGTATCCGCCAGCTATAATGGTGAGCGAGATCTCTATATCCTTGGCAAATATGAAGAGGGTGAAACCTTTGCTGGAACTGACCGACTATCCATGGCAGTTCAACCAAACCTACAGGAATGGATCCAAACCCATAACTGTAATATCCTTTTTGAGGGAGATCGGGTTTTCAATCAATCTTTCCTAGAGTTCTGTATGGGTCTACCCGATACCGAACTGGTAGTCGTATTCCTAAAGGCTCCAAAGGATATCCTAGAACAACGCTATAAAGATCGTGGATCTGACCAGTCGGAGCAATTCCTACGTGGAAGAGAAACTAAATATAGTAACTTGATGTCTAATTTTGAGTTGATGCCCTATATTACTGAGTTTGCAAATACTAACTTAGAGGAGCAGGGGAAAGTTCTATCCTTCTTGGAGTCGCAGTTTAAGTAAGGGTAGTTCTTTCTAGGAGTCTATGCATTACCTAGAAAACGCCAATTACGACTGGATGGAGTTATTGAATTTCTATTCAACTCCATTCAGAGCCAAATTCATTCCAGCAAAGATATGGAAAGACTTGGACAGGTATAGAAACGACTCTGTCGGATTAGGTAATTACGTCAAGAAGTGGAGAACTAAACTAGAGTGGCGCAAAGAACCCTCTAAAGCCAAGCGATATAAAAACGCAGTAAGTATCGCTGGTGAATACGACATTGAGAAACGTCAGTGTTGTGTTATAATCTTTACTGATAATTTCGACAAGTTCCCATTCACGGAAAACAGTTGGGATAATTTTAAGTATAGATTTATCACCTGCCTTCAGCATGAGATAATTCACTACATGCAGTATGACCGTAGAGATGATCAGTGGAGTTTCTACGTAGTCCCTTATAAAAAAGCCCATAGCAAAAGAATGAATGATGAGAGAAAGTATCTCTCTGAGTTTGATGAGATTCAAGCATATGCCCACTGCGTATTAATGGACTTTAAAGTCAGACGTCCGAACATGGATGTTGACACTCTATTGAGCAGATGTAAGACTCATAGAGATTCTAGAACCCTTCACTATATCTTAAAGACATTTGACTACGACTTTAAGAACAATGCTGCCATACCTAAACTAATGCAGCAAATTGTCAAATGGGAACGTAAATACAATAGACTTACGTAACCTAAATAGTGGATTAAGGTATAATATCCACTATGGCAAAACAATACTATCAAGGCAAATCAGGTTTTAAGATGCTGGCTGAAAAGAAGCCAT